TGCAAAATCATCCGTTAACCGACCCCCGGTATTCGAGGGTTAACCTGGAGTTCTAAAATGTCTGCAACCTTAGCACCCTTTGGTTTGCGGCCTGCCTACCACCCCAGCGGTCTTGACCGCGCACAGGGCCTTGCGAATGTCATTCAGAGCACCTACGCTCAAAACATTCTCAAGGGTCAGGCTGTAAAACTTGATCCAACAACCGGCTATGTGGTTCGTGCTGCAAGTGGCGATCCCATTTATGGCGTCTTTGATGGCGTCGAGTGGACTGACACGACTGGCCGCCGCCGCGTTTCTAACTGCTGGCCCTCTGGTACCGCCTATCAGACTGGTTCGCTGATCGCTTACATTTGGACTGATCCTCAAGTGGTTTATGAGATTCAGGCTGAAGGTTCGATTGCGCAAACCGCGCTTGGCCAAGAGTTTGACATCACCAACCCGTACAACCCGACCACGGGTGATCCGACGCTGGTGGGTCTATCTCAAGCCACGATGGGCACGACTGCTGCGAGCGCTAACGCAACCAAGACTTTGCGCGTTATCGACCTGGCACCGTATCCGGGCAACGCATGGGGCGATGCGTACACGATCGTTCGTGTCCAAATCGCTGAGTTCCAGTACGCTGGTATTTACGAAGGTGCGGCGGTTGCATACCCCGTGACCATCGCTTAAAGGAGGGCTAGATCATGGCAGCCCCAATGCGCAGTACAGACTTTCGTTCGATTGTTGAGCCAATCCTCAACGAGTGTTTTGACGGAGTCTATGATCAGCGTGCCGACGAGTGGTCGCGTGTTTTCCGCGAGCAACAAGGCATTCCCCGTAACTACCACGAAGAGCCTGTGCTCTACGGTTTTGGCTTGGCACCGTTGCTTCCTGACGGCAGCCCAGTCACTTACCAGCAGGGTGGCGTACTCTTCCTCAAGCGCTATGTGTATGCAGTCTATGGTTTGGCCTTCGCGCTGACCAAAGTGCTTGTTGAGGATGGCGATCACATCCGCATCGGCTCGGTCTATGCCCGTCACTTGGCACAGTCCCTGGTTGAAACCAAGGAAACCCTGTGCGCCAACGTGCTGAACAACGCCTTCACGGGCGGTCAGTATGCTGGTGGCGACGGCGTGGCACTTAACAGTGCTTCGCACCCCATCGTGAATGGCACTTTCAGCAACCTGCTGACCAACGCTGCTGTTCTCAGCCAGACCTCGCTTGAGCAAATGCTCATCCAGATCCGTCAGGCAGTGGACAACAACGGGAAAAAGATCCGTCTCGTGCCACGACAGCTTGTCGTTGCTCCTGGCAACATCTTCCAGGCTGAGGTCCTGCTGAAGTCCGTCTTGCGTGCTGGCCAGGCAAACAATGACATCAACCCAGTTAAATCCATCGGCTTGCTCGATGAAGGCGCTGCGGTCCTGTCACGTTTGACCTCGAGCACTGCATGGTGGGTCCAGACCGATGCGCCCGAGGGCATGAAGCTCATGATGCGCCGCGGCCTTGAGAAGACCATGGAAGGTGACTTTGAAACCGACACCATGCGCTACAAGGCAACTGAGCGTTATGACGTTGGCTTCACTGATCCCCGTGCCATGTACGGTACGCCTGGCGTCTAAGGAAACCAGGGGGCTTCGGCCCCCGTCTTATAGGAGTTAAAGCATGACTACGACTCGGTTTCCTAATGGGGTCACCAATGTGGGTGAGCAGTCGCTGTTTGCCGAATTAGGGCAGCCAGCAGCTACGATCTTTCACACCTACTTTGAAGACTTCGACTACTACACGGCTGGCGACTGGACTGTCACGGAAACAGACGCAGGTGCAACGCAGGCACTGACTGATGGCGATGGCGGCTTGCTGCTCATCACTAACACCGCTGCTGACAATGACCTCGTGTCCTTGCAGAAGAAGGGTGAGTCATTCCGTTTTGAGTCTGGCAAGGCTCTGTTCTTTGAGGCCCGTTTCAAGGTAAGTGATGCCACGCAATCGGATGTTGTCATCGGTCTTCAGATCACTGACACCACCCCGCTTGATGTGACTGATGGCGTCTTCTTCATCAAAGCTGATGGTGCTGCAACGGTTGATTTCCGCGTTGAGAAAAACAACACGGCAACGACTGCAAGCGCTATTGCCACGATGGCTAACGACACCTTTATCCGTCTTGGGTTTTACTATGACGGCTCGTCAGCAGTGCAGTATTTTGTCAATGGCACCTACACGGGTAGCTCAGTGACAACCAATCTGCCTGATGATGAGGACATGACAGTCACCATCGCAATCCAGAATGGTGAGGCAGCCGCCAAAACCATGACGGTGGACTACGTTTATGTAGCCAAGGAGCGGTAATCATGGGCCAATTCAAGCCGATGGTCAAAATGATGACCACTGAGCCTTCAGTCATACTGAAGCTCAAAAAGGGCGGCAGTGTGTCCAAGAAGCACGGGCACAAAATGATGGACGGCGGCGTGATGGCTGGGCTTGCTGAAGGCCCGGCTCCAAGTCGCATGCAGATGGGTCAGGGCACGTTGCCTGGCCGCGCACCTGCACGTCCATCATTGGCTATGCGTCGCAAGATGGCACGCCCCATGATGAAGGAAGGTGGTGAATCCAAGGCGGAACACGCAGCCGAAATGAAGAAGATGGCAGGCACTGAGGCTAAGCTTAAAAAGCACGCTTCTATGCCAGCATCGAAGGCCCACAAAGGCCTTGCAACCGGCGGTGTGGCAATGGGCCAGGGTGGCTACAAAGATGGCGGTATCATCAAAGTAGCGGCATCCGAGAAGGGCGCTAAGGGCTATGTCAAAACCAAGATGGATACGGCTCAAGGTGAGCATCACACGCCTAAAAAGACGGGTGACGTATCCATGGGTAAGCCTGGTGGCTACAAGCGTGGTGGCAAGGCGTATGCCAAGGGTGGTGGCGTTGAGGGTAATGTCTCAACATCCTCGCCTGGTGTAAGCAATACCACCACAGGCGAAGTCAAGAAGGGCAACGCTGGTGGCTACAAGAGGGGCGGCGATGTTGACCTTGGTCATTACAATGAAATAGGTCGCAACGGTAAGCCTGTTGGCGGTGGCAAGAAAGGTGGTGCCATAAAAAAGCACTACGCTACGGGGGGACTTGTTGATTCAGGCAAACCCGTAGCCTACCCCAAGCACCCAGTATCGAAGCCTGTAGCTAATACCATTCAATCGGGCACTTTCAAGAAGGGCGGCAAGGTATACAACCAGGGTGGCACTGCCAAGCCTGATGTATCCAAGCCTGTTGCAGATCCCGAGGCCACCGCAGCGAAAGCCAAGCGTGACCTTGAAGATGCCTTGAATCCCGTAAGCATGGTCAAAGAGCTTGGCGGCAAGTTGATGGATAAGATCCGCGGTAAGGGATCAGTCACTGAGACCAAAGAATCGGTCACAGTAACGCCACCACAGGCTAGGCGCTAGATAGCGGGGGCTTCGGCCCCTGCATCACATTGAAGGACAATCATGAAGGTAGTGACCGTATCCAAGACTGGTACAGGCTCAAGTAGCACCGTGGTCATGAATACCAACATCAGCCCGTTCAATGTGGGCTTTGGTGTCACGGTATCAGGCACGGTTGATTACACCGTCCAGCACTCATTTGACGACCCTGCAGGCACCATTTCTACTTGGTTTAGTCATCCCACGGTAGCAGGCGAAGTAGCGGCTGCTGATGGCAACTATGCATTCCCGGTGACGGCCATCAAGCTACTGGTTAACTCAGGCTCTGGTACTGCAACGCTTAAACTCATTCAAGCGGGTATTTGATGGCTCCTGTTGGCTACTCAAGCGTTGCCAACCAAGCCAATACCTCGGATGGCTTTGCATTAGGTGTTGGCGCCCAGAATGTTATCGGTGGCACCGACTACGGCCTTGATGTTGGTGATAATGGCGTAGTCGATACTTATGGCACCTTGCCGCCAACCACTTTTTATATCCTGGATGAGACTTCTCCAGGGTATGTGCTGCAAGAAGACAACAGCAAAATTGTTTTGGAGCAATCGTAATGGCTGACCAAAAAATCTCGGCAATGCCAGCAGCCGCAACGCTGACGGGCGCAGAGCTTGTGCCGTTAGTGCAAAGTGGCGCGAATGTGCAATCAACCATCGGTGATTTGCGTGCGTTTAGCGCGGCTTATGGCGGCTTTAGTAGCACCCTAGATCAGACGGGAAGCACCACCGCTGGCACGGCCATGACTTGCAATACGGTAGACATTACCGATGGCATTACCCTGGTTAGCAATAGCCGTTTTACGGTGCCCAATGACGGCATTTATAACTTTCAATTCAGCGCCCAGTTCAAGAATGTCGCTAACGAGCAGCACATTGTCACAATTTGGATAAAGGTCAACGGTTCAGATCTTGCCAACTCATCAACGCAAGTTACGGTGCCAGCGCGTAAGAATGCGGGCATCTTTGGTTTTGCGGTGGCCGCCTGGAACTTTTACTTAGATTTGAACGCCACTAACTATGTGCAGTTGTTTTGGCTGCCTGAATCAACGGATGTAACGCTTGAGGCACTGCCATCAAGTGTGACGCCTGCGTACCCGGCCATCCCTTCGTTGATTGTTACCATGGGGCAGATAGCTTAAATGCCTGCCAAGACTAAAGCGCAGTTCCGGCTGATGAAAGCGGCTGAGAACAATCCCAAGTTTGCCAAGAAGGTTGGCATTAGCCCCGATGTGGCTGCAGAGTACACGCAGTCCAATGTGAAAGGGAAATCGTATGCAAAGCTTCCTGAACAGCTTAAAAACGGTGGTCCGAGCCTGGCGATTGGCCGTGGTGAAAAACTTCCGGCAGATCAAGGAGCGGGTCTTACCGCCAAAGGCCGGGCAAAGTACAACCGAGAAACAGGATCAAACCTGAAGGCTCCGCAGCCCCAAGGAGGACCAAGGCGTGATTCATTCTGTGCGCGTATGGGTCCTGTTGCACGCAAATCAGAGCCTGGCTCGAGGGCTAGGGCTTCCATGAAGCGTTGGAACTGCCCAGGGTGGTGAGATGGCCTATTCAGATACTTACGGTCAGGTTTTTAACGTCCAGACACTTATCGATCACGCTGCAAGACGGTGTGGCAAGCTTGCTGAAGAACTAACAAGCGAGCAAGTTGTTGCTGCTCGGCAGGTGCTGGGCATGACCCTTTCAAGCCTAATCAATCTTGGCATTCAATATTGGGCAGTTAAGAAAGAAGTTATTGGCCTTACACCCGAAAGATATATTTACAGCTTGCCCGTTGGTGCCAATGACGCCCTGAATGTGCTCTATCGCACCATGCAAAGGCCCACGCCCAACAGTGGTGGCGGTTATACATCATCAGATGGCGGTATTGTTGGCCTTGCGTTTGATAACAACATCAATACTTATACGCAGCAAACGGCAGCAAACGGCAACATTGCTATCAATTACGGCACAGACAATGCTGTTTATGCCGGGTCTATTGGTGTCTTGCCTTATGTTGCCGGCGGCGGCAGTGCTACATGGAATTACACATTAGAATATTCCAGCGACAACATTACTTGGAATACGCTAGAGAATGTTGGCAATACGCTTGTTACTGATAATCAATGGCAATGGTATGACATTGATCCTGGCCAACTCGTTCAGTATTATCGGATCAGGGCTTACAGTGGAACGACGTTAGCCCTTAGAGAATTTTATGTTGGCAATCAATCGCGTGAAATCCAGATGTCACGATTGAATCGTGACGATTACACCAATCTGCCCAACAAGAACTTCACAGCCAATCAGCCTTATCAGTATTGGTTTAACAGGACCATACCGCAGCCTGAAATTTACTTATGGCCGGTTCCTAATGAACCATTTGTTCAAATGGTGGTTTGGTATTCCAAGCAAATCATGGATGTGGGCGATTTGACTGATGAACTACAGATCCCTCAGCGATGGTATTTGGCCACCATGGCCATGCTCAGTCACCAGCTATCCTTGGAATTGCCACAAGTACCACTGGATCGAGTTCAGTATCTTGAGGCGCAGTCAACCAAATATCTGACTGAAGTTGAGCAAGAAGAACGTGATCGCAGTCCGATCTACTTCGCGCCCAATATCATGCCTTACACATCCTGACCATGCCAGTTTTTTTGAATACAGAGGGGCTGTCAAGTGTAGCGATTGCGGTGTGTGATCGCTGCAAGATGAAGCGTGCCTACGTTGTCATGAGGCCTGATCCCAACTTTCCAGGCCTGCAAGTTTGCGATGAAGGATGTGCCGATCAAAAGGACCCGTACAGATTGCCAGCCAGGAAAACTGAGCGCATTAATCTGCGGTTCCCAAGGCCCGATGTTTCCGTGGCCGTTGATCCAAATTCGATCTTGTCAAACGGCGTTCAGCAAATTGTTTTGTCTACTGAGCAAAACACAGAAATACCTGAAAATGACGGTAATGTTGATGGCATAAACCTCCAACCTAGTCCATAGCCATGCCCAATCAGACCATTACCCAGCTTCCAATTGCTAATCCGTTAGCAGGTACGGAAGCGGTGCCTATTGTTCAGGATGGCGTTACGGTTCAAACGACAGTTGCAGACATTGCCGCAACGCCTGTCACAAATTACAGTTTTCTCACCGCTACATCGGAAGGCTCATTAACTCAGTCGCGCCAACTAACAACTTCAGGCAGTGGTTTATCGCTCGTCGATAACGGCGCTGGCTCAACCCTTGTTCTAAGCCTTTCTGGGGCCGCTGCAAGCCTCGTAGCAGCAGGGACGGGTATTCAGGTCAAGACGAACTCAACAACGCTCACAGCGCGGTCTATCGCGGCTGGAACAACGGGTTTAAGCGTTACGGACGGCGATGGGGTTGCAGGCAACCCAACTATCCTGCTTTCGGGCATTGTTCTTAACCTGGCCAACACCTCAGGCAATGGCTTGCTGTCACGCACCGCTGCAGGCGGCGTCGGTGTTTTAACGCTGACAGGCACGGCCAGTGAAATTGATGTAGCCAACGGCGATGGTGTAGGCGGCAATCCAACGATTGGATTGGCTGATGATCCTGTACTGCCAGGCACGGGATCAGTTCAGATCCCTGCAGGCACAACGGCTGAAAGATCGTCGCCACAAGACGGCATGATCCGTTACAACATCGATTACCCGCGGTTTGAAGGTGTCGTCGGAGGTGTTTGGACTAATGCATTAGGCGCTTCAGGCATCTCAGGATTCTCGGGAATAAGTGGCTTTTCAGGCCAATCAGGCTACTCAGGCTTTTCTGGCATCAGTGGCTATTCGGGCACGAGTGGGTTTTCTGGTACTTCAGGCTTTTCAGGCACGAGCGGCTTCTCAGGCACCTCTGGTTTTTCAGGCATTTCGGGCTTTTCGGGTATTAGTGGCTTTAGTGGTATCAGCGGATTTAGCGGTATTTCAGGGGTTTCAGGGTTCTCTGGCATTTCAGGGTATTCAGGGGCGAGTGGATTCTCGGGTACGAGTGGCTTTTCTGGGGTCAGCGGCTACTCAGGCTTCTCAGGCATTTCTGGCTTCTCAGGAATCTCGGGATTCAGCGGCCAATCTGGCTTTTCAGGCATAAGCGGGTTTTCTGGGATCAGCGGATTCTCAGGCGTCTCTGGCTTTAGTGGCATCTCTGGCTATTCGGGGTTCAGTGGCACCTCGGGCTTTTCAGGCTTTTCAGGATTCTCAGGTGCATCAGGTATTTCTGGCTTTAGTGGCACGAGTGGGTTTTCAGGCATCTCTGGCTTCAGTGGGCAATCAGGCTTTTCAGGCGCGTCTGGCATCTCCGGGTTCAGTGGAACGTCAGGGTTTAGTGGCATCTCAGGCTTCTCAGGTATCAGTGGGTTTTCAGGCGCCTCGGGCATTAGCGGGTTTTCCGGCGCTTCAGGAATTTCGGGCTTTTCTGGAATTTCGGGATTCAGTGGCATCTCAGGGTTTTCAGGTATTAGCGGCTTCTCAGGAACGCCACCTTCAACGGTGACAGTCACTGCAAGTGCTACGGCTGGCTATATTCTGTTTGCTGCTGCTACAAGTGGCAGTCAGTCAGTGCTTGCAGATGCAGGACTTGCTGTGGATGGCAGCACCAATGCAATTACTAGTGGCGTAGATGGTGGGACCTTCTGATGAAGTATTCAATTGTTATACCCACTTACAACCATTGTGAGGACCTGCTCAAGCCCTGCCTAGAGTCCATCTTCAAGTACACCGACATGACCGATGTTGAGTTGGTCATATCGGCCAATGGCTGTACGGATAATACAAAAGTCTATCTGGATGAACTGACGCAGCACTTTGCCAGCATCGGGTTTGAGAGTCATCTCAAGGTTGTATGGAATGAGCAGCCCTTGGGCTATTCAGGAGCGTGTAACGCTGGGATTGTGGCTACACGCACTGACAAAATTGTGCTGCTCAACAACGATACGGTGCTCCTGCCCCAGGAAAAGAGTCAGTGGCTGCACTTGCTTGACAACCCTTTTGTCAATCCAAAATGTGGCATTTCAGGGGTAATCAAAGGACCGTCAGAGCCTGCAGGCCGAGACTTCATTGTGTTTTTCTGCGTGATGATTCGCAGGCGCGTATTTAGCCAGATTGGTTTACTCAGCATGGACTTTGGTGTGGGTGGTGGTGAGGACACCGAGTTTTGCATTCGCGCTGAAGAGGCAGGCTTTGAGGTTACTGAATGCTCGCCAAAGCATTGGGATGGTACGCAGTACACGGGCGCGTTCCCAATTTATCACAAGGGTGAGGGGACGATGCTAGACCCTAGTCTCGTGGATAACTATCACGACATCTTTTTGCGTAACTCGCTCAAGCTTGCCAAACGCTTTAACCCTGAATGGTATCGGTGGCGCTTATCCAATCATTGGGAGCGTGCAGTCTTCTTGAAGGGCGATCCCGTTTACCCGCGGGAGACTACGCGCTATCAATGGGCTGCCAAGCATGTGAGGGGCGCAACCCTTTTAGAGATTGGTTGCTCAAGTGGTTACGGCGTGCAGTTTATGCCTAAAGGCATTCACTACACAGGGCTTGATTACGACCCGATCATCGTGGATGTGGCCAACGAGCAAGGCTGGAGTTCAAGTGCTCAGTTTATGCATGCTGACATCAACAAAGTTGAGCTTGGTCAGTACGACACAGTGATTGCTTTTGAAGTCATTGAGCATATTGATAATGGTCTTGAGGTCCTGCAAAAACTCAAAAACCATTGCAAGACGCTGCTCTTTACGGTGCCCATGAATGAGCCGCCAGGCTTTTGGGGTCCGCATCATAAGCTTCACGGTTTGAATGAATCGCACTTTCCTGGCTTTGAGTTTAACTACATTGATCAGGAAGGAAACATTTCAGAGACGGTCAGGCCTATTGATGATCGCAATCAGTTGAACTTACTCATTGGGCGCTGGCATGCCTAGCATCCTGTGCTCTATTTCAACGCGAGGAAGGTCACGCACAACGCTACCCATGGCCTTGCAGGCTGTGATCAACCAAACCCGCAAGCCTGACAAAATTGTCATTTTTGATGACAACGACCAGCAAGAAGACTTGCGCCAGGACCGTATGTTTTGCAATTTCTTTTGGATGATGCAAGCCAAAGAGATTGCCTGGGAGTGGGTATTTGCCGAGAAGAAGGGTCAGCATCACAACCACCAAAAAGCTAATTGGATGGGGTTTGACTGGGTATGGCGTGTGGATGATGACGCATTGCCTGAGCCTCAAGTGCTTGAAAACTTACTTGCTCACATTGCACCTGATGTTGGTGCGGTTGGTGGCTCAGTGCTTACACCGCCCAACTTTTGGGAAGATGCCAATCCCACGGGCAAGATTGAGATGATCAATCATGAGCCTAACCCGCAGTGGCAGCGCATCAAGGCTAAGAAGGAAGTTGATCATTTGCACTGTAGCTTTTTGTATCGTGCAGGCGTGTATGACTACAACTTAGGCTTATCAAGGGTTGCCCACCGTGAGGAGACCCTTTTTACTTGGGGCATCAAGCAAAAGGGCTATAAGTTGCTGATTGTTCCTGATGCCGTGACATGGCATTTGAAGGCGCCATCAGGGGGCATCAGGATGGATGCCAAAGATGAGATGTTTGCGCATGACGAGCAGATTTTCGTCAATACCATGGCCCATAAAGACAAGACGGTGGTTGTGCTGGATAATGGGATGGGCGATCATATTGTGTTTAAGCATGTGCTGCCAGACATCAAAAATCCTGTGGTGTTTGGTTGCTATCCCGAGATTGTTCCCTGCCGATCCATCGCTGAAGCAAGGTCATTGTTTGGTGACATTGATATGTTTAACATTTATGCCAAGATGGATCGTTGGAAGTGGAAGGCAAGCCTTGAGTCTGCATATCGAAAGCTGTACTTATGATTGTGATTGCACCTTATGCCAAGCAGCTTTTGAGTGGCAAGCGTAATCCTAAAAACTATCCGTTTTGGGATGCGCTGATCCCACTTTTGCCTCGCCCCATTGTGCAAGTGGGCATTGATGGCGAAAAGCAATTGGTACAGGACTTTCGCAAGAACTTGCCCGTGCAAGTGCTACGCAATCTGATTGGCATGTGTGATACCTGGATTTCTTGTGACAGCTTCTTTCAGCACTTGGCATGGGATGAGGGCAAGCCTGGCATTGTGCTGTGGTCAGTGTCAGATCCCAACATTTTTGGCCACCCTGAAAACATTAACCTGCTTAAGGATCGATCCTATCTGGCCCCCAATCAGTTTTTATGGTGGGATCACTATGATTATGATCCTGACCGATTTGTATCGCCCAAGGTGGTTTCTGATGCCTTGGCAAGCCTTTTG